TTGGCCATTTCTTCGCCGTACTTACTTATAGTCCATGACAATAAGAATACAGCGCCCTGTGTTAAAGCAAATAATAATGTTGATATAATCCAACCTATTGGTCCGCCGAATCTAGTAAACATTGTTAATGCTCGTACAACTGTCATAGCTTTACTAGTTCCTATAATGCCTGACAGATTAGCTAACACTGTTACTGCACTGTTAACCCATTTTGCCTTGTTAACACTTGCCATTTGAAGATCGTAATATTTCTGTCTAACATCAGCATCACTAAACCGAAAAAATTCCATATCATATTCAATTTCAGCAAGTTTGTCAGCGGCATCATCCCATATAAAGAAAACTTGTAGTGCACTAGTAAGTCCAAACATAGTGCTTCCTTTAGCAAATCTTAAAATTTTTCCNGAAGCGCTACGTATTCTACTAGCAGCATTGGGACCTCTGAGGTCTTTGGCAGTTTTATTACTAAATTCAGTGCCGTCGGCATTACGACCAGACAGTTTTCCGTTAGCATCAATGTCTGTAATAACTGCACCTTTATTAGGACCGCTTCTTATAGTACGCTCAGGACGACTGGGTGTGCGTTGATTGTTAGGTGTATCAGCTCTAGGAGTATTTGATGCAGCAGGACGTGGTGAAGTTCTAGCAGTTCTATCACGAAACTCCTCAGCATCACCAGCACTTGTAAAAGTATTAGAATTAAACGGCTTACCAGTTTCTGTGTCTACTAATCCCCAAGATCCATTAGCAAGTTGTTTAATATCAACTGCTTCTGCTAAATTTTGTGTTATATGATATATTTTCACTGAACTATCCTTACTTATTAAAACTATTTATCTTATTCGTTTTGAATATCTACTTCGTAGATATTAGTTATCGCTATCGCTCAAACTACTTACTTCGTATTTAATTATGTTTGATAGAAGTGATTTATTATATAAAGATGCATTATTACGAATGTAATAATGTTTAAGTTTCATGTAGATCGTTTCAGTCAGACGGAACCTGTTACGGCCCCGTCGTCTCAAAAATTGTGCTTCATGTGAGTCATGCTTGCAGCCGAGAACTTAGAAATAGGTGTTTATTATACTGCTACACAATGGGCTCTGACCTTTCCCAACCTACGTCGACATCGTTGTTTCCAACTACCTCTCGCTTCGTTCCTATTGCTAAAGAGTTTTTATGTGTAATGTGCAGTTTTTCGACAGCCAACAATCTATCTATACCAACCAGTGAGCCCAATTTGTTTGATGGCTTCCTCCCTCTGGGGAGTCGATCAGTATGTTACGTGTGCTTCTATACGAGAGCTTTTTCCACAGCGGTATTATTAAACTGGCCCGCCAACCTTAAGTGTTGGATTGTTTTGCCTGTATGGAGTGTTCTAGCAACGCCTGTTTGAGTTTGTCTGATCCGCCTACTCTAACATTAATAATACCATTATAGTATTCGTCTGTTTCAAGTACACGCCTATCAAATTGTTCTCTTGCCTCTATGTAGGACATTTCGCCCCTACCTTTACATAGGTATAATATTTCTCTTGTGAAATTTTCTTCGCCTAATGCTGCTACATCTGCGTTTAGTCTGTCTGAACTACCGTAGTATGTTCGCCAATCGCTTTCTTTGTAACCGCGTCTTTTATTCTTCTTGCCTTTTAGAGGTGGCTTAGTAGTTTTAAATTTTGCTAGTTTTTTGCCTACGTACTTTTGACCAGTGGTAAGATTCGTAATAAGATAAACAAAGCCTTCATACTCATCTGGTATTGTGTCTATTTGTTTACCTTCATACGTCCACTGCATGAAGTACTTATTATTTGCCTTTTTTCTCAGCCTCTTTCTTGGCAGTGTATGAGTCGTGTATTTCGATCATTCGTTCTTTTGCAAGTGTACGAATTTCACGTAGCCACCGTCTGCTAGCTGCGTGTGTTCTGTGACTTTTACGCGACTCGTAAGATTCGTTTGCCTTAAAATATTCTAGATAAGCTTTTGTTAGCTTGTCATGTGTATCATCGTCTATCATTCTACAACTTCAACATCATTTTCGTAACTTGTAAAGCCGTTTTCTTTTACAACTTTAAGAATATGATTTACTCTACCTACTAGCTCGTCTTTGTGCGAGATTAAAAAGATATTCTTTTCACGCTCACGTGCAATTTTCTTAAGAACACTTAGTGCACCTTCAACGCCGGCAGTGTCCATGCCACTATCAATAAGCTCATCGATAAACAACAAGTTGATATTTTGATACAAGCTTTCCCAAACGTCACGGAATGCAAAGCTAAGACCTAAGATAAGTCTGTTACGTTCGCCTCGACTCAAGTTATCAAAGTCCAAATCCTGTCCTAGTTGCGTAATCTCGACATTCAAATCGTTTTGGAACACAACTTGATGCGGCAATCCTAGTTTGTCTAAGTAATATGTTAGACGATTGTTCAAATATGCTAAGTTTTGTTCAATAATCTTCTTGCGAATGAAACTGTCTTTGTTTGTAAGCAGCTTTAACAAAAACTCTTGATGCTCTTTGTAATTTGTAAGTTCGTTAATAGAACCCCAACTAATCTCTTGCATGGCACTAGTGGTTAATTCATCAATTTGTGCTTGATAAGGATCATTCTCTGCTTGCTTTGACTGTAATGCTTGCTTTAAACTATCAACATTTTGTCTATGCTCGTATGCTTCTTTGGCGCTGTCATAAAACGTTGTAGGTTTACCATTGATATCACCAATTTCTTCAAGTGCTTTCATTACATCAGTAAGTTTGCCTGAAACTTCTGTTTGATATGCTAGTGCATCAGCAAGTTCTTTGTTCTTACGTTCTGCAATTTCTGCTTTTTTGTCTGCATGAAGTTCTTGTCCACAAGTATAACAAGTAGCATCTTCTAGTTCTGCAATATCTTTTTCTGCTTTGGTTACACTTTTGTCAGCACGTTGCAGTGCAGGTTCAAGTGTGCTTAGTTCTTTCTTAAGAGCTAGGATAGCATTGTTATGTTCAGTCCAGTTTGCTAATTTTTCATGCGACTCTAGTTCAGCTTCGATATCTAAGTGTTCTAGTTCGTTGATGCCTTTTTGCAATTTAGCAATATCTTGTTCACGTTTAGCAAGCCAAGCACGTTGATTGCCCTGCAAGCTTGTAATAGTAGTTTCAATCTTACTATTAGCAGCCTGTATTGCTTCAATCTTTAGTGTTTCTTGTGTAATAGAATCTTTGGTACTACGTACTTGTTCTTTTAAGTTTTCTGCCTTTTCAGATAAGATAGTAATACCTAAAAGTTGCTCAATAATAGCACGTTGGTCGTTTGTACGCATTGCTAAGAACGGTTCTGAGTATGTATTCAGTGCAACAATGTGTTTAAACATATCGTGCGACATACCTAGCAAGTCAATTAAGTATTCTTGCGTCCTGCGACTATCACCTTGCGACTCATCTTCTATTTGTTCTTCATTGTTAATAAAAAACTTAAAGAAAGTAGGCGAACGACCTCGCTCAATACGGTATTGATTGCCATCTTTTTCAAAATCTAAGCTAACAACCATGCCTTTTGAGTTAGTTTTGTTAATAAGATTGTTAGCTCTAATGTTAGTAAGTGCTTTACCGTACATTGCATATGACAGTGCATTAATAATAGTAGTCTTACCAGTTCCGTTACGACTTCCGCTGTCGTCTCCGCCTTGATCTAAGTTTTCGCCAAGTACTAGAGTTAGTTTTTCTTTGTTAAAATCTACAGCCTGGGTTTGATTCCCCACACTCATAAAATTCTTAACTGTTAAATCCTTAATTTTTATCATAGCTCGTTATAAATGTCCAGTAGCATTTTCTTGTTGAAGTTTTCGCTGTCAATTGCAGTAATTTCTTTAGATACAATTTCATCAACACTTTCAAATGTAGAAATATCTAAGTCTGTAGTAATTTCTTCGATTTGTTTTTGTGGAATTAATGTAATTTCACGACAGTTGTGCTGACTAATGTAAGTTTCTTTGATAAACTGTGCTTCTTCGTAGCTAATAGGTACATCAATAGTGACACGCAAGTACATTTTAGGTTTAATAATATCTGCATTAGGATCTAACAACTTGCTTAGTGAAGTTGTGCGATATTTAGGACAGTTCCACCAGTTAATGTACTCGGGCTCTTTACCGTTTTCGCGATCTAGTATCATCATGCCACGTTCGTCATCCCATACATCGGCATAGTTGTGCGGAAACGCATTACCGATGTAATGAATCTTACCTTGCACTTGTCGTTTGTGGAAGTGACCACTAAACACATACTCTTGATTAGCAAAATGACTAGGACGCAAGTCGCCGTGATCAGGCATTTTAACTAAGGCATTCATGTAAAAGCTAGGAAGTTCAAAGTGTCCAAACATATATTTGGATTTAATTTTTTCAATCTTCTTCCATTCGTCGCCTACTAGCCAAGGAACAAGTGCAACGTCATCTTCGATAAGAATTTTGTCTACAAATGTAATTCCTGGAATGTGTTTAGCAAAAGCAGTACTATTAACGTCACGTTTGTCTTTATAATACAAGTCGTGATTACCATCAAAGAAGTAAAACTTCTCAAATGCAGCACCTAGCTTTTCCATACATCTAATTGTTGCATCCATAGTGGTAAGATTAAGCGAATTTCTGTTATGATGCCAGTCTCCGCAGAAAATGCCAGTCTCGCAACCGGCAGCTTGTGCTTGTTCTATGTACCAATCAATAAATTCTTCACAATCTTCATTGTGAACACGACTGTTACCTTTTAGTCCGAAGTGAATGTCTGTAAACACTGCTGCTTTTTTAAACAAATTTAGATTCCTCTATTATGATGTCTTATTATAGCAAGTTTTTCTACACCTGTCAACAGTTATTTTGTATTTTTTTCTTCGCGTTTTAGTGCAGCTTCCCATTCACCTGCATGTTGTCTAGTATGACTAGGATTTAAATCATTCATTTCGAGAATGTCGTCTCGAATATTTTGATTACGCTTTTCTATATTAATAATACGAACAAAGCTATTAGTAACAGCAGCGGTATAATAAGCAAAGGGGTTATTAGATTTAGCTTCATCAAATTGTAGTCCAATTTGTGCAAGTTGGAGGATTGCTTGTCCTCTCATTTCGTCATTATATGTATATCCACGAACATTACCTCGAGTAGCATACCGTTCACACAGCTTAATCCACATCATAGCAAGTTTATTTGTTGCTTGACCTTTTTTAAGATTAAAGAAACCGTTCTCCATGCCGCCCTCCCAGTGTGATTTTCCTACACACACTAATTCACCGTCGTCATTAAATTTAAAATGTTGAAATGGAGGAAAGTTGAGTTTAACTCGAGTGTCTGCCACTGTCTTTGGGTTCTTTTTACGACCTGGTTCTTCCGGAATATGGTCAAATGTCATAATTCTAAAGATTAATTCTTCTTTGGTAATCTTTCGATAGTCAACTTCGCAATCTGCTTGTTTAACTTTTTCACCAGATTCTTTTCGTGCAGCGTAGTCGGCTTGTGATAATCTTTTTGCCTTATTTCGTTTAGCTTCTGCAATGGTCCTAATGTTAATTTTTTCGATACTTTCTAAAATAATATCGTATTGGGCAAAGTCAACTTCAACAAAACTTGAAAAAGATGCTTTTGACTTGTGTATTTCTAATAATAAATCTTTATTATTAAGATAGTTTACTTTTCTCATGGAGTCTCCTGATATGTTATATACATTATAATATATGTAGTTTAAAAAGTCAACTAAATAATACTATAGGAGAGCACATATGGCTAACTTTTTAAAAAATCTAGGCAATAGTCTTGTTAATACAGCAAAACAGTCTATAATAGACGAAGTGTCAGATACTAATTTTGGAAGAGCACTAAGAACACTAAATATTCTTCCTGGAGCCAATCCGGATAATACTTCATCATTTGCATCGGGTTCTTGGGATACCGGAACAAATGCAGATTGGCGTGTTAGAATTTCTGTACCTCCTGGTGGTACATATGGTAGCAGTACGATACTATCACCGTTAAGAGAAACACAAAATTCTATGGTCTTTCCTTATACTCCTCAAGTTTTTATTACGCATAGTGCTAATTACAGTGCGCTACAGCCTACACATAGTAATTATCCTTTTCAAATCTACAGTAATTCTTCTGTAGATGCTTTTACAGTTACTGGTGAATTTACAGTAGAAAACTCAAAAGAAGCAGAATATTGGATTGCCGCAGTGCATTTTTTAAGAAGTATAACTAAAATGGCTTACGGAGATAGTTCAAATAAAGGTTCGCCGCCGCCTGTTGTAAAATTAAACGGATATGGTGATTACGTATTTAATAATGTTCCTGTAGTTATTCAAAACTTTAATGTTACTTTACCATCTGATGTAGATTACATACCTGCTAGCATTGGCTTTAACGGGTCATATGCTCCTACTAAGTCTGAAATTGCAGTATCAATGGTACCAGCATATAGTAGAGATAAGGTTAACAAATTTAGTCTTGACAAATTTGTTAATGGCGGTTACATTTTAGGCGGAGATGGGTATATTTAATGGCTAATTATGACGATAAAAGTCCTTATAAAGACACTAGAGACGTAGGCGGACAGTATTTAGGAATCTTAAATATTAGACCAGTTCCTGCAGAAAATGACGACATATTATATGAAATCGAGTCGCAATATACTTATAGACCTGATTTGTTAGCTTACGATTTATACGGTGATCGACGTTATTGGTGGGTTTTTGCTCAAAGAAATATGAATGTTTTAAAAGATCCTGTATACGATTTTAGACCAGGAACACAGATATACCTACCTAAAGAACGAAACATTACATCAAAGTTAGGAGGTTAATAAATTGCCTTTTGAACCTCAAAATTTACAAGCTAGATTAAATCAAATAGGTCAAGATTTTACTAATAGTTCCGAACAATTTGGTAATGACTTAGGTAATACTCTACGACAACCGTTACCAACTTCGGCAAATATTTCCTTAGATCCCTTAGGACAAGCTCTTATTGATACAACAAGTTCAGCAAGGGGAGCAATTTCTGCAATTAATTCTGTAATTTCTAATCCAGGAGCAGCATTAGGAAATGCTGTTAGTGGAGCACTAGGCGGAGCACTAGGCGGAGTACTAGGCGGAGCACTAGGCGGGTTATTCGGCAGCGGCGGTATTGGCCTTCAACCTAATTCATTGAATAAGTTTGCAAGTTATAATAACATTTTTACTTTTGGTGCCGTAAGTAGAACTTCTTACAATACTCCAAATTTTTCATACAGGACAGGAGGTCCGGATGTAGTAGTACTAAGATCTGGAGGAACATCAGGCGATCAAGTAAAAACTCCACTAGAGAAATCTGCTGGAATTACTGGAGAATATTTTATTGATGATGTTGACATCATATGCCTCGTAGCACCTAATAGCAGAACACAACAAACAAATGCTACTACGATTACGTTTAATGTTATGGAACCGTATAGTATGGGATTATTCATGCAATCGTTACACATAGCAGCCGCAAAGGCAGGATATAGTAATTATTTAGAAGCAGTATATTTACTACAAGTAGAATTTATCGGTTATGACGACAACGGTCGTTCAGTAAAAGACTCGCGATCTACTAGAATGTTTCCTTTAAAACTTTCAAATGTTGAATTTGAAGTTACTGAACAAGGAAGTAATTATTTTATTGAAGCTATTCCGTATCACGAATGGGCATTGTCAGACGAAGTACAAATGACTCCAGTAACCGTAGATATTCAAGGATCAACTATATCAGAACTTTTACAAACAGGTCCGCAAAGTCTTTCTACTATTCTAAATACAAGAGAACAAGAACTACAACAAGCAGGAAATAAAAAAGTTGCAGACGAATACGTTATTATGTTCCCCAAAAGTATGTCTAGTGCATCAAATTCGCCGTTAGGTGCAGCAATACCAGCATTGCAAGGCGCAACAACTGCTTCCGCAGCTGACGCAGGAACAGAAGGAGCTGACTCAGAAGATTCTAATAAAAATCAAAAGTTATATGATCAATTAACTGGCATTGAAGGCGGCGAAGTGCCTGCAGATTTTGATGCAGAAATTAGTAAAGTACTAGGCATTGTTGTAAGACGTAGTGAAATTGGAGAATCTATTAGAGAATCTGCAGAAAGCGAAGAAAATATAAATGCCATAGGACAAAGTAAAATTGTTAAAAGCTTTTTAGATCAAGGAACACAATATTTTGGCCGTCCTGCGTTTGTAGAAGATAAAGAAAATGCTCCAGGCATTTTTCAAAGAGGTAATATAAAAATAAGCGACGAAGGAAGAAGAATTAACTTTGCTCAAGGAACTAAGGTACAAAATATAATAGAAGAAGTTGTACTTCTTTCAGATTATGCAAGAAATTTTGTATCCGAACAACCAGATGCTAACGGCATGAAAACTTGGTTTAGAATTGAAAGTGATGTATTTTTAGTTCCTGGAAATTCAAATGTTGCTGCCACAGGCCAAGGCGCAAAGGTATATGTTTATAAAGTTGTTCCTTATAAAACCCAGGTAGCTAGATTTACATCGCCAACTTCTGCACCTCCAGGATATCCTAATCTAAAAACTCAGGCTATTAAAAAATACGATTATTTATATACCGGAGAGAATGACGATATAATAGATTTTAATATTAATATTAATGCTGCATTTTTTACAGCATTAAACGGTGACTTTGGACAATTAAGTGCAAGTCAGATTACACTTGGAGCAAACGGTTTAGTTATAAATCCCGAATCGCCAACGTTTGGTACTTCTAGCGGAAATAACACTAATTCGTCAACTTCTGGAATAAGTAGTGCTAGACCTACTCCGACTACAAATACAGGCCAAGCAGGTTCTGGACCACAAAATCATCCTGAAAATGCTATTGCTAGAACATTTAACGATGCAATTGTAAATAGCGAAACTGACTTGGTGGGTATTGATTTTGAAATTTGGGGAGATCCTTATTATATTACAGATAGCGGAATGGGAAATTACAACTCATCTCCTACAGGTAGTATTAATTTAAATAGTGACGGATCTATGGATTATCAAAGCGGAGAAGTAGATATTTTAATAAACTTTAGAACCCCAGTTGACATACGAGATCCGGGTTTTATGAAATTTCCAGCAGGCGGTACAAAAGCAGTTGGTGCTTTTAGCGGCCTTTACCAAGTAATAGAAGTTACAAATTCGTGGAGTAGTAATAGATTTACTCAAAAATTAAAAACAATTAGAAGAAGAAATCAACCAGAAGATACAGGCGTTTCTCCTATTGATATTTCTATAGAAAGTATTATTGAAAAAGGTCTTGATGCTATTATTTCTCCATTAGTGTCATCTCCGGTTGCAGCATTTAGCGGAGCAATAGATGATATACAAGGACAAATTGATCAGTTAGGTGCAACACTTTCTCAAGGAATCGGCGGCGCAGTAGCAAATGGTGTTGCTGCACTTGACGCTGCTGCATCTGACGCCGTTGGAAATATTTCATCTTCGATATCCGGTTCTGCTCCAAATATACCTGCTGCGCAGCAGTCTAGTGCAGCTTCAGTAACTGGCGCTGAAGATAATACTTTTGAAGCACAACATGCAGAGTATCTAGCTAAAGCAAGAAGAGTAACTGGAAGAACTTAAATTAATACAGTAGTATACAGAATAACAAAAATTAGAGATAGGTTATAATGGTAGATAAGATCAATAATAATCAAGTTGAAAGAACAAGTCAACGAGGTACTAAAGAACAATTTCCTTCGCAACCTAAAGTTGCTGTTGTTAGAAATCATCTAGATACAACATATATGGGAAATCTTGAAGTTGAATTGTTAACATCATCGAACTCTGGACAATCTACTAATGCTCCAGGACAGATGATTGTAGCAAAATATATCAGTCCTTTTCACGGAGTAACGTCTTTACAAGGAACGTCAGATAACGCAGGTTATTTAAATAGTCAAAGAAGTTACGGATGGTGGGGTGTTCCACCGGATATTGGTGCTAAAGTTCTTGTAATTTTTGCAGAAGGCGGCCAAGCATTTTGGATCGGATGCATTCCAGAAGAGCATACTAATATTATGACGCCAGATCCGTATGTTTCTAGCACATACAATGATTTAGATGACTCTAAAAAATTACCTGTAGTAGAATATAATAAAAGAACCGAAGACGGAAATGGAAGAAATAGTACACAGTTTATTAAACCTGCAAATGAAGATATAATTAATGTTTTAGCTACTCAAGGTTTACTTGAAGATGAAATAAGAGGAGTAACAAGCACTAGTTCTCGTCGAGAAGTTCCTAGTGCAGTAACTGGATTTAGTAGTCCTGGACCACAAGATAGACGTCCTGGTTCTCCTAGAGTAAATTATGGCGAAAATTTTGCACAAACTCCAATGCCCCAAAATAGATTAGGCGGCAGTAGTTTAGTATTTGACGACGGTGATGCTACATTGTTGCGTAAAACTCCAGCAAAAGACGGACCTCCTGTGTATGCAAATGCCGAAGCTGGAGAAACAGACGGCGATCCTACACTTCCTCATAATGAACTAGTACGTTTAAGAACAAGAACGGGTCATCAAATATTGCTCCACAATACAGAAGATTTAATTTATATTGCTAATGCACGAGGCACTACTTGGATTGAATTAACTGCAAACGGAAAAATTGACATTTATGCACAAGACAGTATTAGTGTACATAGTGAAGCAGACATTAATATGAAAGCCGGTGCTAATGTTAATATTGAAGCAGGAGCAGATATTAATTTAAAAGCAGGCGGCGATACAAACATAACTGCTCCGGGCAGTGTAAACTTAGATACTCCTGATACAAATATGAAAAATTTAGATGTAAACGGCAATGCAATAATAAGTGCAAATACAAACACAGGTTCTTTGTCAGCAGGAAGTGTTAATGGAACTAGTGCAGGTTCATCTTGGACAGATCGCCCAGGAAGTGACAATCAAATACTTGGATCACATAGTTCTGCATCGCCTACAGCTCCGACAGCGGCTATACCAAGCGCAAGAGTTCCCTTGCACGAACCTTGGAGTGGGCACGAAAATTTGTTCAACACTACTGCTACAACTCCTGATACATTTAGACAAAATACATCAAGAGAAGCATCAGCTACACCAAATACATCGCCGCCTGAAACAGCCGAAGCACCGTCATCTGCACCTGTTGACGGCGTAGTGTCGACTCCTGAAGTTTCGTCAACTAGTATACCTACTGACGTTGGAAATGCATTAGGCGGAGTGCAAGAAAGTGTTAGTCAATTTAGTGTAGGAAACTTGGTAAACTCTGTAGTAGACTCAGCTTCTCAGATTACCCATAGTGTCGGACAGTCAATTGTAGGAGCAATTGACAACATTGCAAGCCCAGGAACATTGAGTAGTATTACAGACGGCATTATTGGGTCAGCAGTATCTAATACAGTCGGAGCATTAGGTAGCTTGCTTAATTTAAGAACTTCTCTAGCAAAGGGACAAACTCCAAACCGTGCATCAGTAACTCCTCCTGGCCCGTATGACGAATTAGACCCTAAAATCGATGTAGCAACATTTAAATCAGTAGCAGCAGGCGAGTATCCAGACGGATCTACGGTAACTTTAACTAACGGCAAGACGTACACAGTTACAAAATCTGGTGATTATTACGAATTAACATAAGGGTAAATACGATATGAGTACACAAGAAAAAAGCATTTATAAACAAATAGTTGTTCCTGGAAACCAATCTCAAGTTGCAATTCCAGAATCAAGAGCTTATAGAGGAATAAGCACAGTTGATCCTGATGCTACTGAATGGATATTATACGATATTGCCCTAATTAAACAAGATATTATCAATCATTTTCATATTCGCCAAGGTGAAAAGTTAAGTGATCCAGAATTTGGAACTATTATTTGGGATGTACTTTTTGAACCATTAACTGACCAACTTCGTGATGCTATTACTAAAAATGTATCAAGACTTATTAACTATGATCCAAGAGTAAATGTTGATAATATTATAATATCTTCCTATGAAAGTGGAATACAAATTGAATGTACATTAGCTTATTTGCCTTATAACATTTCAGAAACT